CAGTTGTTTTTCCTGTGTCAGAGTGACCCAAGAACATATTTAAGTGTCCAATTGCAGGACCTGGTAGTCCTACAGCATCCAAGAAATGTTTTCCCAACTCCAAAAAACGTTGGGGTTTATACTTCGCTGAAGTAGAGAATTTTTTCTTGATTGAACTAAAGTCGTTTTTTTTGATTGCCATGTTTTTCGTAAATTAATCATGTATGGTACCATACAAGATACCATACATGATGTTTGTTTTTATTAGAATGGTAGGTCCTCGTCAGGTTCAGAATTAATCTGAGGGTCTGAGTGGAATGGACTTGGTGTGTTTGTTTTAGCACCACCCATAGTCATGACACCTTCATCACCATAAAGGTATTTACCTGTTTCAGAATCCCAACGTGGTTCTTCTCCACGAGAAAGAGCTTCCAAATACTCAACAGGTTTCTTAGAGTAAACGTCAGCCCAAGTCAAAGCGTCTTTCAACCACTCTTCTTTAGTTGCTGCGTTCTCATGAAGTGATGTTGGGTCATCGTGCATGATTGTCTGAATTGATGTGTAATCTTTTCCACCAGGTGTTTTAGATTTAACCAACTGTACGATAAGGTCTCTACCTTTATCAGGGTCAGTTACATCACCTTTCTGTCTCCAAATAGGAATGATTTTATCCAAGATACCATCATTTTTGTAATTGTGTTTGAAACGCCAGAATTTTACTCCTTCTTCTTCAGCATCACGGTCAATAACCTTCACGATGTAAAATTTACGTGATTTGTATTGTTTAGCCAATTCTTTGTCAGATTCTTTACCTGTTGACATAAGTTCTTCATGAACTTCATTCAAAGGTGAACGTTCGTTATCGTTCTTACCTGGGTCATAGAACTTCTGCCATTTACCACCTACTTGTAATTCATGGTACCAAACTTCTTTGAATGGTGATGAACCGTCAGGTGTTGGGAGGATACGGACTCTACGTTGTCCTTGAGCTTGACCTTGTGGAAGGATACAAGCGAAATACTTTTTCATTCTTTCCTCTTGAGACATTTTGTTTGAGTCTCCGAAAGATTGTGTGTTTTTTTCGTACTGTGAAAGTACTGCGTCAAGTGAACTCATCATAATTTTGTTTTTTAGTTGTTTAAGTATAGGTTAATTTTTAGTGTTCGTCAAATTATTCGCCAAATAAAAAGGGTCACAACGTGACCCTTAAAGTATAGTAAAATTTCTTTTAAAATCAACCCACTCTAAACGATGTTTGGGTTGGTTCGTCATCATAGTTATCAAATGTTCTTTTGATTTCAGATGGTACGATTTGTTCTACTTCATCAGATGTTAAAACATATTCGTTTTTACCTGACTTTTCCATATCTTCTTGTTTGTCATCAAAGAAACTTGATAGTTTTTGATTGAATGGTCCACTGTCAAGAGTTCTTAATTCTAATTTTTCTTGAGCAGTTTTTGGTCTAGATTTTTCAATCTTTTCTTCCATTGAATTTAATTTTTCAAAAACTTGGTCCATCGAATTTAATTTACTTTGCATGTCTTCAATTTGTTTGAACATCATGTCAAAATATTCTTGTTGTTTGTTTTCAATATTTTTTTGGGAATTTACCAAATCAGTAATATCTAATTCTTCACTGTCAGAACTTTCATCTCCCAACTCTTCAGACTTTCCATCAGAATCTATTTTTTCAACTTCAGTATCTGTTGTTGTATCAATAACTTCAGGTTCCACGGGTGCTGTAGCCCCCAATGTTGGGTCAGCAACGGGTGCCGCAGCATCAGGTGCTGGTGGGACATCTCCCGCAGCAGCATCAGGTGCCGGTGGTAAATCTCCAAGACCCGCAGCGTCTTGTTCCATAATATAAGAGTTAATTCTATTGTGTCTCTTAATTTCTTCAATAATTTTTCTATCTATAGCCATTTCAATTATCCGTTTAATAATTGTTTAACACCGTGTGGAGTTTCAACCTGAACTCTTCTATTAGTTTTCAAGGTATTGTCTACTCTTTCGATAAGACCGTCTCTATCTCTTACGGTGTAGCAACTTCCTGTGTCTAAGTCACAAACTTCGGTAAAACCATTACCAGTATTTTTTTCTGAGTATCTTGTGTTTTTTCCAAGATAGTTGTCTAAATGTTGTTTAATATCCATAATACTTTTCTTAATAAATATATCTTAGGGGGTAAATAATCCAAATACTTCACATTGGTGTAACGCTTCGTCAGCAACTTTTTTCAAATCATTAAAGGTATTTTGATTTGATTTAGACCATTTATCAAACTCTTCTTGATTTTGGAATCTTTGTGTTGGCCAATAATACATCCAAATATATAGCATGTATCCCAAAATTTGGTCTCTAGTTAAATTAGTCCACGTTCTACCACCAGTATATATTAGACTATTACCGGGGTTTTGAGAATTGTAATAATAATTTGAAATAAACTTAATTGAATTTTGATAACTTGAAAATACCGCATATGGTTTAGATGTACCTGATTGGTTTGATTTACATGCGTATTGATTTGTCAAATATGTATTTCTACCACCATAAGATATTTGTGGGAATGGAATACCACCTAAAGGAGTACCACCCAAATCGTAATTATATGCGTAAATAATTTTATTATCGTGTCCGTTTAGATACGCTGTGAAGAAAGTCATTAATCTTGCCACAGAGTCTGAAACATTTGTTTTTAATAATTTTGCAAAATCAGCGTATGAAATGTTTGTTGGTACATTTTCAATACCATTAAATTTACGATAACTTGGGTCGGCTTCTAATATATCATTATAACAATAAACAGGAGGTTCTGACGAATATTTTGCATTTGTTTGAATTCCGTTTCCAATTGTTATAATATTAACTGCAGGTTGTGCTCCAACACTTGCAGTTTCTTTTAATCTATAAATTGATTGAACTAATTCACCCAATAAGTTTTGATTAATAGACATAATTTGTTGGCTAATTAATGGTAAAGAATAGATTGGCATTCTAGTACCAGTAAAGTATGTTTTGAAACTTCCAGAATCAATTACGTGTTCAACATCTTGAATCATATATGGACCTCTAAACATTGGAACGTGTCTTAAATTAAAATACATTGTTGGTTGAATCATCACATTACCCATAGATTCTACTCTACAAGAGTAACTTCTATTTTTATATAGGTTATATAAACTAACACTTTGTGTACTAACTTTTCTTCCTGAAGCACCCATAGCCATATCGGTAGTAACTCTATTACCTTCAGTTGTGGCCGCAGCAGGGTTTTGGTCCAATTGGATACTATAAAAAATTCCTTGGTTTCTTGTTCCAAAATCAACGTTAAACGCAACCACTTTGTTTGAGATTGCCCAATCTTTTTTACCTTGTAAATTTGAAACCATTGGATTGTCAGAACTTCTTGTTAAATCAAACGCATCTGTCCTCCATCTATAATCAGCATTATCCCTCATATCCAAGTGTTCACTTGGTTTACCAGCGTAATAACAAACTAATTTTGGTTGTGAGTTTCTATAGTCAACATCCAAGAAAGTACCAAATAATGAATTTGCAAGTGATTCAGATGGTTCCGCATTTGGTGCGACACCTTGTTTAACTTCACCAACACCCCAAAAATTAATGTAAGCCGGTAATGGCATCATTTGGAATTGGTTGTCGGCAATAATTCTACTTATAAAGTCAATAACTCTTGTATCCATAGATGTTGTTCCTGAAAAGAAACTAGTTAGTTTGAATACATCTATGAGAATTTTATCACCAATATCTCTGTTTGCCCTGTCTAAAAATAATACATCCGAATATAATGTTTTGTCTGTGTATTCAGTACCAGCAATCCATTTATCGTTAAATGCTTTGAACGCTTCGTAAAATTCTAATTTTGATTGGGTTCCATCAACAGCAGATAAAATTGGTTTTTCAACTGTTTCAGTAACATTGGGTAATGTCTTTTGTAATGAGAAAAACAACTGACCCAATACTTGATTAATAGATTCATTTTTTTGAGTAAAAAAACTATTAACACCTTCAGTAAAGTCAGACTTCACATATGTATCATTTGGAAATTGTTCTTTAAGTTTAAGTTTTTGCGTTGCAAATATTTTAATCATAGGAGCAAACGTCACAACATTGGCTTGAGTAAACTCGATATTCATTGTTGGGAAGAAATCAGTATAGTAACTTCCGTTATCACTATAAACCATACCAGGTTGTGTTCCAAAACCAACGTAAGTGTACATCGCTTTCCAAGCGTCCGTATTTAAATTATATGATTGTTGATATGTTGTTGCTCCCCCAAGTGTTGGTAATGTATTTGGAACATATGGTTCATAAGTGTACTTATCAACAACATTACTTGGCGGTGCTTGTAAAGTTGTAAAAGTTCCGAACAATTTACGATTAAAGTTACTTGGATTACCAAACTTAAATGTTTTATAGAAATTTAAGAAACCATTTAAGGTATTACCAATATTTTTCATTTGTTCTGTTGAACATTGTTTAACGTAATCATTTGAATTTAATTGGTTACTTATTTCAGGAACAAATAAAAGACTTGTCATTAGTTCTTGGAAATTTAAGTTTCTTTCTCCAACAAGACCTGGTGCCAATTCAGTAACGGTTAAATCATATCTTGATTTTGAAAAATTTAAAAACTCGGTTTCAAAGGTGTCTAAAATTTCTTTCTTAAATGTACCAAATACATCTTCAATCTTACTATAAGTTTGCCCTAATTTAAATGCATCTTGGTTTGATGTACCAGTATAAATTTCTTTAAAGTATTCGTTATAGTTTGGTTTTACAATACTTTGAATTTCAAAATATCCATAATTTGGAGCGGTCCAAAATGTACGAACGGCACCATTTTCAACGGCCTTATTGTTAAATACTTCTTGTGTAAGTGTCAATCCTGTTGGTTGTATAGTAAAACATTCATTTTCAACCTGATTTGTTAAAGAACCAAACGATGGTATTACCATTGTTGTATTACTCTTAAATCTATTTTTAATTTCAACAGAGCCATTTCCAAAATTAAATGTTGTATACCACGTACTTAGGTTTAACACCCTATTATTGTTATTGTTATCAAATCCTAAAGGTCCTGAAATTTGAGAATCTTCTATAGAATCTAAATTTAAACCTTTATCAATCCCCGCCTGAATTTGACTATTGGTATAACCCGTAAATAAATCCAATCCAGTTGCCATGTAATAAACATCATTAATTACTTTTGGGTAGAAACCAATGTTCATTGTTGATGAAGTGATTTGTCTACCACTTGGACTTGTACTAACAACGGAGTCCTGAGCAACAACAGTATATTCTTTGTTTTGTTGATTCTTAAACGTATATTGTTTTTTTAAGTCGGACGTTGTTGGGTCATATAAATTAGCGATATTAACATTAGTCCAACAATCGGTTAAGATATCAATATTTTCATCAACATATCTTTTGTATCTATGCCAAATAGCACCATATTTCAAAATCCAAGCATATGGTAATCTATGAACACCACCAAATTTAGTTAACGTGGCAAAAATATAATCCAAATCAGTGTCTAACGATTTATCAACTGATGATGGGATATTTTTATATTTTTCTCGTAAACTACCTAATGGTAATGAATTTAAGAACAAATACGCGGCTTTAACATATGGATGTTGTGTTGTTTCTAACCTACTTAAATTAATTGATTGTAATAAAGCATTTGTAAATATTGGTGTGTTAAGCATTGATGTGGTCTGTTGAGCAATAACATTACCAGTTTTAGCTTTATATAAAAGAGGACCTTCAGTCACCAAGTAGTCACCTGTGGTATTTCTTGACAAATAAAAATCCGATAAATTAGTTGTTGGTGTTGGTTCTTTTACATTTGAATACATACCATTTACAAATGGTACATTTTCTTTTTCATTGTATGGTTTGTAATTACTGATGAATTTTTTATCAGTATTTAACACTAAACTATGTGTGGTGTCATATCTATTAGGACTTTTTGTAACGTTAGCTAAATTTTGAACTGACCATAAATCACTTGTAAATGGATATAAATCAGTAAAGTCTGTTGTTGTAGATAATGAACTTTTAACAAATTGGTCAATATTTGTTAGTGATTCAACATTTTTTATTGTACTATCAGATGCTGGTGTTAAAAAATCAAAATCTAATATAGCATAATCTTGTGTAGTAATTGTTCTTAAATATTCTGATGTAAATTCACCACGAATAAATTGTTGCCAACTTGGTCCCGTACCATCATTAGATATATTTCGTAATATCACTAATATATCATTGGGTGTCAAAGCAACACCTTTTAATATTTTTATTAAACTTGGACTTGTACTATTAAGGGCGGTTGTTATATTACTAACTTCTAAATCAGATATTGTTTTATAAACAGAAAGTTGGGCCGAATTTGGTGTTAATACTTTATCATAATAAGCCGACAATAAAACTCTTTCATAAACCTCATAAATAAACTTAACTATTTCATAGTTTGAGTATGGTACGTTTGTTATTGGGAAATCAACAGCGTTTACCGATATTCTTTGAATTGTTTTTCCTTCGTTACTATCACCAGCGGGTGTTGTAGTATCTTGAGTCGATTGACTCTTAATAATACCTTTTAAATATTCTTCAACAAATTGTACCTCGGGCCAAACCTCAAAATTATTTCCTCTTGTTCTTGAAACCTCTTTAGAGTCACCAGGATATCTTAATTCAAATTGTTCACCGTCAGGTGAATTTGTCTCAACATAATATAATGGCCATGGATATACGGGAATACTTGCCAATGTGTTTCCTGCCGTTGTTTGGGCCAAGTTTTTACTATCAGGTGTTACACTTGTTTTAGAACCATCAAATACTGCCTGTTTTCTAATCGGATTTAATCTTTGTGACCACGCCTCTCTATGAACATCGTCCATCATAAGATAGAATGCTTCGACTGAAGCAAACAACATGCCCATAATATTTCTCATTGTTGGTTTAAAACCTAAACCATTTGGACCTTCAATCTTCTTAGCCAAAAATTCACTAAGAGCACCAATCAATTTTTCTTTTTGTGTTGAAACATCAGAAAATGTTTTATCAATTAAAACATTGAATGATGGTACACCAAAATAACTACCATCAAATATAAAATTATAGGTTGGTAATAAAACATCTTTTTCAGTTTGTTGGAATGTCGGTCTAAAAAATAATGATTCTGTCGCAGTTAATACTGATACCTCTAATGCTGTTCCTTTTCTTTTATTTCTAATTTCAAATGTAGCCTCCCAATCAATATCTTGCGGACTTAAGGCTCTTCTAAAGGTATCAGGTATTGCCATTTCCTTAACACTTGGCGCAACAAACAAAGCATTAAGTGTTGAAATTTGTGATTGGTATTTTTTACCGTCAACTGTAAAACTACCATTTAACCCCAAAGTTTTGTTTTTATCTAAAACATCTTTATATTGTACGGTTAATTTTCTTAATTGATTATAAGCATCTACGGCAGATTGATTACTAACATCACTTCTAATTTTTTCATTAAAAATCCAAGTAATAATAGTTTCACCACTTGTCTTGTTTGTATCTAAAACAAATTGTTTATTTTGGTCAATGTTTTTTACAAACCAAGAATTTGGGTCATTAGATGTAACATCATCACGTAATTTTGTTAACGTTGTCGAATATGTATTTACATCACTTATGGGTGTAAAGTCAGATTGTCCAAAACCTTGTTGTAAATTACCTTCCAACGCAAATAATCTAATCCTTAATTCAGGAATAGATAATTCAGGTAAGTCTTGGGGGATTAGTCCTTCGGCTTTGTATTTCTTATACACATTCTTTATTTTCTCCATCCCTTTGGTAGTTCTAACATTGGTTGTTAAACTTGTTGCATTACCATTGGATGATAACGCAGCATTTACCGCAGCTGATTGAGGAACAGTAGCACTGATTCTATAATCAGTTGCATACATAAATGGTGTTGCAAATAAAGCCCCCACTTGTGTTTCGGCCAATACCGTATATTTGTATGAATAGAATTTTAATGTTATTCTATAGTTTCCTGTATTACCTTCAAAGGCAGCAGAAAAGTTAGTAAGAATTAATTGATATCTAATTGCCTTACCATAATAACCTTTAAGTGTTAAATAAAATGTTGGGTATGGTAAATTAAAGAAACAAGCGTATTCAGAATTTTCACCCTTTTCAAACAACGCTCTACCTTGGGTATCAATCAATGTCATTTCAACCGTAGGTGTCATACTACGAGTATTTCTTACTCTAATTGATTCAATACCTAAAAGACCAGTGTCTTCACGATTAAGTGTGTTTTGTTTAACGTAAAAATCGTTCGTTTTATTTTGTTGTTGAATATTGTCTTTTGACGGTTGGTTTGTTCCCTTACCACTAACAGAGTTTAATCCTGTAAGTTCATTCAAATAATCATTAGTTAAATTTGTTTTACCACCAGGTCTTAAAAAATTAATTGATGCTATTGGTGTTGTTTGAACCGCATCTAATAAATTTGCACCTACGGCAAGTTTGGTTCTTGGTAACATCTTTGCTTCCAAGTTGGCATACATAACCAAATTTTCATGGTGAATTTGTCTTTCTTGTACCCTTCCGTCAAGGTTTACCGTTTTGTTCGGGTCAACCAATACAACGTTTTGATAGTCAAAGTCAACTAGTATATTGTCATTTGTCTGAAAGTTATCTGCCATAATAATAGAAATAGTTATCTAAACCATTTTTGTAGTCTTGTAATGAAGATACCAGTGGATATGGTATAGTCAATACAGAATTATTAGGGATGTTCCATTCTAGTCCCCCAAATTCGGGGTTGGCTTGTAGGATTAACCATCCAAAAAATGGTGTTCCATAATACTCTTGTGAAACTTTATCTAACCTACTAAAACCAGTTCTATAAACATATCTTTGGTCAGATGTCTTTGAAGGTAGTGGCACAAATGGAACTACAGTTTGTTCACCGTTAATTAAAAATTGTTGGTATCGGTTATAATATGCGTCCATTATAAGAATTTACGTTTAAAGTTATATGGTGTTTTATTACCATTGTTATTCTTATTAGAATAGATATTCTGAAGAGTTTGTTTTTTATCGTTTGGTGGAACTAATTCTTCTGCAAATACCGTAATTCTTTTTTGTGTGGTTCCAAATGATGGTGTATATTTGATGTAAGGTTTGGCAGCATCACTTGTTTTATAATCAGCCAATAATGTTTTACCTTCATTGTTTGATAATGTCCACTGAACTCTCAATGAAATATCACTTGTATCATAGAAGAACTTAACAGCATTTGTAGTCGCTTGATTTAACCCTTGAACTAAGGCGTTTATAAAACCTTCTTTTAAATCTTTTTGTAATAAAGCTCTACTCATCAACGTATATTCTCTTTGTCGGTATTCATTAAGTGATGTGTATAAGAACAACCCTGACGGTGCTGTCCATGTACCAGGTGTTTTTGGTTGATAACCAGTTGTGTTATACAGATTTGCATTTGTTAAACCCGATAAGAATGAATTGTTACTTCCACCTATTGAAAGATAGTCATTTCTTAAAGATGTTAAAGTATTGGTTGGGGTACCATTAACATCTTCAGTTGTTCCTGTTAACGTATATATAATGGCGATGTTTTGTTTATTCAATTTACCATCATAACCTATTGATGAACCCGATACAACAAAGTTTAATCTATCAATGTTGTAAACATATTCTTGTTGTATTGTTGATAATGTATTTACTGGTGTTGTTAAACCGTTTAAGAAATTTGTTCTATATGTGTTAACATAGTTTGTGTAGTTTTTCTTAAACAATCTTTTTTGGTCATTTGTGATTAACGGATTAATAAACACAGAACTTGTAAAGATGTCAATATCTCCATCATCAATATTACTTAAAAATTCTTTAAACGAATCATTAACAAATGTTTGGGTGTTTTGAGGTTTACCATAAATATTAACATCCAAATCTGTTGATGAATTAAATTTACCCGTGTTATACGCTTGGTTTTTATCACCATAGTTTAACATCGATAATAGTCCGTAGTTGTAGTTAGTTAACACACTATCAAACATGTTCAATGTTCCATCATAATAACTTTGAGTTTGTTTAACTAAATTATTCATATAGGTACCGTATGTTAATGTACCTGTCTGACCACTTGCCGTGGTTCCTGTTGAAACAAAAATACCAATAGTATTACCACCATCAGTTGTAATCGGTCCATCGGCATTTGACACACCAACTGTTGGGTTTTGTCTTATTAAAGCGTCAACAACTTGTTTGTCCAATTTACTTGTATCTTCAGTTGCTTCAGCTCTTTCGTCATACATTTCAGTATTGGCGTAGTAGTTAAATGTTAAAGCATTTTGTAACGTATCAATTGGGTTCTTTAATCCCATACCACCAACCAAGTTGAAACTTAAGTTTACTTCAACAATCATTGGTTGGAAACCAATACCTTCAGGGTTCATGTCCCATGTTTTATCATAAACAAAATTAATACCTGTTGGTATAATCTTAGTATTAAAGAAGTCCCCCACTCTTAATACCAATACTGGTGGTGCCCCAAATGATGTGTTTAACGCATCATTATAAAGTTTCTCACCGTTTGGTCCAATGGTAGGGATTGTTTCGCCAGGTCTTGCACATTGTTGTAAGAACGTCAATCTTGAGTTCAAACCTTCAGGTGTCATAGAGTGAAACGCTGGTTGGAAATATTTTAACTTTTCCTTTATTGAATCATAAATAAATGGATTGTCTTGTTTAAGAACCTCAAAATAATCACACTCATTTAACAAGTATCTTAATAGTTTTTTAGACGCTCCTTTATATAAATCTTGTGTAGGTTGTGTAGCAGGTGGTGTTGGTTTCTTTGGTTGTAATGGTTGTCCATTTTCCAAAGTCTTTTGTTGGTCAGCATTGTTTGCTGGTTGTGGATTTTCTTGTATTGGAATTATCGTAATGTTGGTTACGATAACCGCTCTACAAGACATTGCATCTGTAGAATATATTTGGTCTTTACCTGTTGTTTGTTTTGTACAATCAGCACCACCCCAAGAACCAGTACCAACAGTAACTGGTGTTATATTACTCAACTCCTCTCCAACAGCATTTTCGGAAACTAAAACTTGAGTTCCTACATATTCACCCAACGAGTTTGTTCCGTCAAATTTATATGTTTTCAAAAATTGAAGAACCGAATCAATTCTTCTTAAAGATAATTTTCTATTATATTCAACTTCAGCTGGTGGTGAAGCACTACCTTGTAATTTTAAAATGACTTGAGATGCTTGTTTCTGAGATATGATTTCATAAATGTCAGCAACAAGTATTTTTAATGCCGTATAATTGTTTTCAACAACACTTGTGAAAAATTTATCAGTAGTTCCTGATGTGGCAGGATTTAAAGTGTAGTAGTTTTGTTTGTTGGTAATTGATGTATAGGCGGCGTAAGCTGATTGGAAATCAGTTGACGTTGTAAGTTGGGGGTCAGTACCAGGAATATTGTTGTCAAAGTAAAAACCTAAGTTAAGATAACTATCTAAAGTTTTTTGTGGCGTTGCTGTCGTTTGATTTCCACCTGTTTGAGGACCTGTTCCAACAGTTGGTTGTACATTGTCAACCGCTTCTTTAAATTGTTCTTGAGTAACATTTGGATTGTTAATTACTTCTTGCCAAGCTTGTAATTCAGTTAACGGAACTGTATTATAGATTTGAGCTAAGTCGTATAAGTCATATTTTTTACAACCTGCAAAGAATGAATTAATAATTGAATCGGCCTTGGCTCTATCACCTTCATTAGCTAAAACTCTATTCACAATTAAGTCCATGATTGATGGATGGTCCACAATCATTTTCCACTTTAATGTACCACTTCTTGATGTGTTTCTATATGTGTAGATTGGTTCAGGTCTACCTAAGAATACGTTTTCGTTGAACTGTGGTCTTGTATCCTCCGTAATCGACATATCATACGGTGGGAACCACATAATTCTACCGCCATTTGGTCCTTGTTCACATGCCGGTAAATCACTAACTCGGTATCCTGCTCTGTAACCTGTTCTCCAAGCCAAGTTTTCAACTGAAAATAGATACTTTTTAACTTGACCTTGTTGTATACCATTATTAGAACCTGTTGTTACAACACTATTACCACCTTTTTCAGGGGCGATGTTTAGGTTAAATGTTGAATCCAACACAGAATAACTAAATTTACGGATGTTTCCGTCTTTCTTTTGTAAGTCATTGAATGAATAGTATGGGGTATCTTTTGTAAACACACGACAATATTCAATACCAACGTTAGCTTGTCCGTCACTATATTTGATTACTTGTGAACCCTTCGTTATTTCTTTATAACCATCAAAGAATACTTTTGATGTTTGGTCAATGGCGTTACCAACGTGTCCAAAACGAGCACCTGAGTTAGGTTGTGATTCAATTAATCTTTGAGTGTTATCTAAGATTGAACCTGGTTTGAATTCGTAATTAATAGACTCAGTTGACGTTACTTGGTCAGATATTGATGGCCAATCAGGACTTTCAGTTCCGTAGTCACCACCCGGTTTTTGTCTTCTACCGGCATTTGGTGCCCATTTACCACTAACCCAAGTAAAACCACCCGTGATGTTACCATCATCTTCAAAAGCTCTACCAGCTAAACCAAACTTAAAGTTTTTATCAACACCTTCATATTCTTTACCTAAAATATCAGGTCCATAAACAGGGGCACTTACTTGTGCACCGTATTGGTCAATAGGAACTTGACCCGCTGGCGATGTTAAATACTCAGGTTCTCTTGTTGGACTACCAACATAGTAGTTACCATCACTTAAGTCTTGTGAAAACGCGCCAGTTATGGCGTTTCCTATAGTAGAAATAATACCACCACCACCTGTATTGTATTTAGGTCTATATCTGTTACTATCTAAATTACTAGTAAGTTGTTCTCTTTGACCCGAACCTGTATAGTCCAAGAATAATTGTGAAGGAGATGTTGGTCTTGAACCAAACAATCCAAATAATCCACCACGTTTTCCATCACCCGCAGCTCTTGTTAAAGATTGTGACGAATTGAAATCACGGTATTGGAAATAACTTCCCGGTATTGGTGAAAATGGTAATGTAAATCCCGCAATTCTTTCAACAATATCTTGTCCTTGTGATAATATGTTTCCACCACCTGAAGTAATTTTATAATCACGAGCAATTAATGGACGTTTACCTGCAATAATCATCGCAAGTTGTACGGGGTCTTGTAATCCATTAAGAATATTAACTCTTCCTAAAGTTTGAGATAAAACACTTTGATTTACTCGTTGTTGGAATGAATATTTACCACGTTCAACACCAATTTGAGCAAGTTTAGAATCTAATGACGCAGGTCCATTATCTCCATTTGGGTCTTCTTGTAATAAAACCGCAAATGGTGAATAAGATGAAGGTCTGAAACTTGGTGGGTCCCAATAAGATGCGTTTTTCTGAACATTTATAATATCACCAATATCATAATATCTAAAAACTTTATCATTTGGACTATAGGCGTTTTTTACATAAACCTTTTGTTGGAAAGAAACTGAATAGTCTTGTAAAGCATTTGTATACGGTGGATAAGAACCGTAAGGTCCTTGATTTGATGTAGCTTGTTGAGTATTAATTAAACCATTAATATTTTTGTTGTATCCACCATTTGGACCATAGACGTTATTAGTATAAAGTATATCCGCAAATGGGTCAGCATCAATTAATACATCAGGTGAATTAATAACTGAGTAATCATTTTGAACCAAATCACCGGGTGCTGGTGATGAAGTTGGGGTATACACGCCAGGTTTTGTGTAAGGTGTAAGATTCCTTACCAAAAGTTTGTTTCTTAAAAGTTGTGTTGCACTAAAACTTAATGGACTTGGCATGTTTTTTTGTTTCTTCTATAAATAGAAGTTTATTCATTTTTTTTTATTATCCACCCGATTTAGATGGCATGTTTGGATAAGTTCCTTTCGCTTGCATATCCGCAAACATTCTTTGGAATGTTTTTTGAAATTCAGCACTGTTGAGTAATTGATTAATTTGGTCTTGTGTTAACTTAGTCGTTGAGCCGTCAGTATTTTTCAAATTAAAATTTATATCACCTTGTACTTTTAATGGATTAAAATCTATTGTAGTTAATGTGTTAACATTTGTTTGTTTCTCGACATCCGCCTTTTTCACATTATCTTTACCACTGAATAATGCCGTCGCTTTGTTTCCTAATTGTGTCAAACCATTATATGCGGTAGACGCACCTTCAGCAATTTTATTTCCTGATGAAATATATGGTTTAGCCGCACCGTCATAATCAAAGTTAGAAAATGCGTCAGCCATTTTTTTAACACCCGCTTCAATATCGTTGGTATTTGTTTTAAGTACTTGAGCCATTTTGTCAAGACCCCCCTCACCAGACATTAAATCAATTAAACTTTGTCCTGTTTCTTCATAAAATTTATTAGCACTACCGATTCCACCTCTAACATTACCACCACTCTCACGAACAGATTTTGAAGCCGAAACAATCGTTCCTCTAAGAACTTCATTAAAGTCTTGTGGAGCTCTTGACCCAGCGGCGGTACCCATAAAAACCGCTTTAATTTCTCTCAAAGTTCTATTTCCTAATTCAGTCTCAGTAAGTTGTTCTCGAGCCAAATCTTCAAGAGAAACAGGTGCTTGAGCCTCTTTTAATTCTTTTAAGTCAGTAGTGTTTAATTGTGAAACTAATTTTTGTTCACCACTAACTTTAACTGTAAACCCACCTTTTTCTTTACTATATGTGGCAACATTGGCAATGAATTGTTTTGATTCTTCATCAAGACCCCCAATTTTGAAGTCTTTGGCTAACATATTCATTTTTTGTCCTGCTGTGGACATCTTAACCAATTCTTCATAACCAATACCAGTTTGGTTAGCAATTTCTCTTAAATCACGTTTAGCATTTGGGAAAACTTTAAATTCTTTACTCTGTTCATCAAAGTAAGTGAATTTTTCAGTCATCTTAACAACTTGTTTTTGTAGTTCTTCAGTATCTTCTGATGCCAAGTACATCAATCTGAATGGGTCTGCTAAATCACCAGCGGCAACACCCATCCTTTGGAAAGCAGAAACCATTTCAACAGCACCTTCAGGATTAAACACCCTTTCAGCGAAACCAAAGATTTCTTGCATGTTAATACGTAATCCAGCTGCTTGTGCCGACATTCTTGCCAAACCTTCAACACCACCTTGGAAACCGTATTTATTAATTGCTGATAAATTATTTTCAACATTTTTGAAAACCGCGCTAGTATTAACACCAACACTACGAGCAATGTTTACGGTATCTTGCAGGTTTTCT